ACTTTTTCGACACCATCGCTATTGCCAGGATCGACAACCAACTCCGCGCCGAGCTCGCCCGCCGCGCCGAATATGCCATGCGCTATCAAATCCATTCCCCCGGACAATGGTCTTGGCGCCCGAGCAATGCCTTTATCGCCATTGCCCTCGCTCTTTTGACGATGCTCGTCTTTTGTCTGCGCTAAAGAGAGCGGGTGTTCCACCCGCTCCCGATTTCTTCTAGCACCATTGCGCTTCAATAGTCGGAATCCCATTCGCTTGATCTATCAATAAGAGAAGACGCTTTGCCTCTTCGAGCGCATTTCCAACATCGTCGGCGGTGGGATATGGCTCTGTATAACCGTGGCCGAAGTGAAGCGAACGATCCCGAAATTGCCTTAATCTCTCGCGCAGTTCTTCGGGCGCCGATTCGACTTGGAGATCATACAAATGATCGCTGGCGCCATTGAACCAGAGTTCTGGGCCTAAACGCTGATCGCGCTCCGCGTGCGCGAGAAAAAGTCCAAGACAATATGACAATCCTTTTCCGAACTCAGATTCTTCGACCTCCGACTTTTGAACATCTTTTTCGGTTGTTTCCATTCAATTTTTGGGAGCGGGAGCACTACCCGCTCACTGTGATCTGTGCCTTGAGCAGTTCGACGGTGTTCCGAAATGCGCGTTGGAGCAGTTCGTCCGGCAACTTCAATTCATAGACCTTGCCGCTCCGTCCCATCCCGGCCATCACGCAGTCTGCGATGTGTTCCAGCACGTCTAGGAGGTTAACGTTCTCCGGCACTCCATCCGGATTATCGAGATGGTGACGATGTATTTTGCGGTGATTGTCCCACCATCCGGTCTGCTTGAAACCTGTAACGAAGTCGGCATGAAACCATTCTATCGCGGTGAGCTTGTCGTAGTCATGCTCGCCTGCCGCTTCGGTGATTTTGCCATTGAAGAACGCGAGGGCTTTTACGATGTCGGCTATATGTTGGCGGCTTGATGCCAGCAGAGTTTCCTTGGTGGTATTGGCGAAGTCGCAGGTGCGGGTATCGGCGGTATGCGATTTTTGTATTTCGATCATAGTTTTTTAGGAGCCGGGGAACTAGACCCGCTCCCGAGTTTCATTATAGGGGCCGAAATTTGCAGCGAAATATTCAGCCGCAACGAGCCAGCGATCTTCGTGATTGGCGGGGTTGCGCGCTATTTTATCGCCTTCTTTTGGCGAGCCATTTTTCTTGTCCGGATCACTGATCGAGACTCCGGCCATATCAAAACCAGGCGTCCAATCCGCCATTTCAGCAATTTGCGTGCGTATATATTTTTTGTATTCGCTCATTTTTTAGGGAGCGGGTACTAGTCCCGCTCCCGATTCGTCTCTGGTTCTGCGCACGCGTGACGCGCGAGAAATGAGGTCAATTCGTTGAAACAGCTTTGAGGCAGCGCAAAGCTACCTCTCCAACCTGGCGCGTTTACGAACACGCGAAATGTCGGCTCCGCCGTTATGCCTTCTTCCGCTATCACCTCATGCCATACCTGCTCTGTTCCGCTCGTGACGCTCAACGCTGTTTTCATGTTCGGAGTTTCCATTTTAGGTGAGAGCGGGCATTAACCCCGCTCCCGATTCCCAACGAGGTTTGCAAGTCGCTGAACCTCCGGAATGTATTTGTTCACGATCTTTTTTACCCAACTCGCTCGACCTGTTGCGCTCAATTCCCATCCCGGCCCATTATATCCCCGATAGGTCTCAGTTATTCGTGGGTCGCAACGTTGTTTCTTCGTCTTCGTCTTCATTTTTTATTCATTTTGGGAGCGGGGGTTAAGCCCGCTCCCACGGTTCTAAGTATGGAAGGCGCACAAATTCAAAAACTTCGCGCTCGCTCTGAATGTAAACGTTATCGACCAGCTTTGGCGATGAGGTTGGCCGGCTGAATCCGACGCCGTAAGGATTCCATTTCCAGCCGCGGCTGATCGCGGCGTTGCAAATCCGCACGTTGTTTTCCGCGCTGCCCGTTCGGCAAACGAGGTAATTAAACCAGTTCTCTTCCGTCGCCGTAAAAAGGTCCACGGCCAGCCCCGATTCCGGATGCAGCCCCAGCTTGTTCTTTTCTCCCCAAGCCGCGACCCCGTTTTTATTCGGTCGGATCGCCAGGATGTTTCGCAGCAGCAGGCCTTCGTTGATCGCGCGTTCCGTCGCATTCACCAGGAGCGTCGCGCCGAGAAAATCGCCGGGATCTGGTTCGGTAACGAACCGCGGGATAAAAAGAATCTCAATATCGCTCACGAATTCCTTCCGACGGCGCAGGGAGCCGGCCACGATGATGCGCGTGCAATGCGGCTTCAAAAACGAAACCAGCTCGCGCGTAATTCCGAGCGCCTCTTCCCGAGGCACCTTTTCAACCAGGGTTTTCATTCAATTTTGGGAGCGGGATTTGTCCCCGCTCCTAGATTTAGCCGCCGCCGTATAATTCTCTGGTGATCCGCTCGCCCTTATCACCACAAAGCATTCTATATTTTTCCAGTCGGTCCACTCGATCGGCAGCGGAAGCGGAGTGATAGCCCCGGCCGCATCAATGCGAAACTGCCACTGTCGATATTGAAGCTCACTTTTATCTCCGGTCACGATCCAGCGTAATTCGATCATAAATTCATTTTGGGAGCGGGAGCCGAATCAGCGCGCCTTTTCTACCGGCTCCTCGTTCCATAGGTGAATTCTATCGGACCAATACAAAATCGACTCCAGAATTCTCCGCGTGTAATGCCGAGCCTCCAACGCAACGGCCAAAAACTTAACCAATAGCGCGGACCGATTCTGCCGCCGAAACCTGTGTGATTGGCGGAACGGTAAGTCATGATCCGTTTCATTTTTTAGGAGAGCAAAGAGCCGCGAAGCCCGACCACAGCGGCGTTTAACGAAACACCGGCAACCAAGATTAGGATGACCGTTCCACTCCAGTGCCAAAAATCCGAGAAAATGAATTGGAGAATCTCAAGCATACTTTTTAGGAGCGGGAACTAGAATGCCGTGGTGGTTTGGGTTTTTAGGCAAAATTCAACATTTCCTGTTGCAGTCGTTTTACAGCAATCTCGCAAAAGCGTTCCTCAATATCGATTCCAACGCTCGGTATGCCGGCGCGCTTCGCGGCGACCAAAGTTGTGCCGCTGCCAGCGAAAGGATCGCAGATCGGTCCGTCAGCAAATCTTCCCACTAGCCAAGCCGCATGCTGATAACGCCTGGGGCAAGGATGATCGCCAGTGGTTGGCTCACCTCCGAACTCTTTGTGCGGGGACCGCGGCCTCCGCTTTATATCGTCGTTCGTTGGGGTAGCCATGAAGCGACCAGGCATTAGTCGCCGACCAACGGCAGATTTTATCGGTAGGCCGAACACATAAGCCACGTCGCCGGTATAAAGAATCCGGCCTTTGCGCGTTGGACATGCGTATTCCAGCCAACACACCCTCAGAAAAGGCAAAGTCGCTGGCACTCCGCGGAGAAATCGGGGATCTGAGTCGCAGCCAAGATGCACGACGAGTCGATTTGTTTTCATCAGCTGGCACGCTTCGCCCCAGAGTTCATTCGGTCTTTCCGCTCCCCGCAGATATCGGCTTGAGTTGGGCCACACCGGGTCGGTGATTATGCAATCAACTGGTGGTAACTCCGGCAGTAATTCGCGACAATCACCGTGATAAATCGTGACGTAGTGATCCGAATAATAAGATTTCATTCATTTTGGGAGCGGGTTGTAAACCCGCGGTTTGCAAGGAAATAGAGAGATCCTCGATGCGCTTTTCTTCCAGAATTTCGTCGTAGGTCATCTCTCCATACACAGCCGCTCGCCAATCTTGATATTCCCTTGGCGTCATCATTTAAACCCGCTCCCGGTTTTTCATCGCGGAAACGTAATTGTCCGACATCTGCACCTCCGATTCCTTCGACGCTTGTGGCACGCCGATCTGTTCGCGGAGAAGCTCAATGTCTTTTGCAACCTTGTTCAATCCGCTATTCACGCGTTCATATCCTTCCCTGAGTTCCCCGAGCACTTCCTCGATTTCAGGTATTTTCATCGAAGTCACTCATTTGTCCCCGCTACCGCGGTGCAATCTTCGCAAAACTCAGGCCATTTCATTAGCTCGCGCGCTTTGGGCACGCTCGAGACACCGCAAAGCGTAGAGTGCTCCGAACAAACCACTGCATATTTGTCGGGAGCGACATCAATTTCAGCGTCGGCCGCCTTGTAGATAACAATGTGAGCGCCGTGAAACCTGCGCTCCGCAACATATCCAGCGTCCTGATTGTGCGGCTTTCGGATGCTTTTCATTCATTTTGGGAGCGGGTTATAAACCCGCTCCTCGGGTGGAGTTAATTTGCGGGCCGCAAAATCTGCACACAGGTTTATTGCCTTTTGTGATCTGATATTTCCCGCATTTACTGCACCACGAACGCTTATTCATTTAAACCCGCTCCCCGGGTTTTGCCGATCTCCGCAGCAAGGGCGACGATCTCGCGCTTAGTCCTCGGCTCATTTGGGTTTATTTCTGGAAACGTTTTCAAAATCACATCCTTGGGCAGCCTCATCATGTATCGCTTCCATTCGTCGTTGAATGGTTCGTAATCCCGGCTTCTCATTTAAACCCGCTCCCGGTTTTTCGGCTCTCGGCATTTGTCGCAGATCGTCAGCTCAAACCATCCGAGCGCTGCGCCGCATTTTTCGCATTTAAACGAGGCGGGCTTGCCATGAATCGGGCATCCCTCGTCTTGGCCGTAGTAGCGCTCGCAAGTGCAGCTCATTTAAACCCGCTCCCCGATGAATTCCAATGCCAGCGGCAGGGTGATGACGTTTTCCGGTGCGGCGCGGCTGATCGCGAAATACTCCAATCCTTCGCTCTCGGCTTTCGGATCATTGTAATTCGAGCGCACCTTTTCCGGCGAGTTGCCCATCTCGAGCGCCACCTGCGTGTAATTTTTGGTCACCGCCAGCCGATAACTTCCAAAACTGTGTCGATTCGCATTGTCCTTCCGCGGCAAGCCTGTGCGCGCCCGAATTCGGTTCATTTCTCTGGAGTAAGCATTCTCGGCCGTCTTGAATTTGCCGGGATAGAGTGGTCCAATTTTGGAACAGCGCTCGAGCCACGTAAGCAGGTTTGGCTGGATCGGCACGAGGCGATCTACTTTGCTTTTTTTTGCAATCTTGCGCTGGACCGCGATGACGCCGAGCCGCCACTTAAAGGCCGACCAATCCAGCCGGAGGATTTCGCTGGTGCGCAGGCCGGCAAAAAGGCCGATGGCCACGCAGGGAAGCCAGCACGGGCAAACCGCTTCCAAAAGCAGGCGCGCCTCGCGCGGCGTCCAGGTTGCGATTTCATGACCCGGCCGAATTTGTGGAATTCGCTCCGCTACCGAACGCCGTAGCTCATCGAGAATGCCGTGCTTCCTCGCGTAGCGGAAGAGTTGAACAATCGATCCGCGAACATTATCGCGTCGGCGCGGGCCAACGTTTAGGGCGCGCAGATAAAGCGCGAGATCTTGATAGCAAACTTTCCGAATATCAGGGAAATCCGCAGCGAACGGGCGAAGCGTCTGCCTGAGACCGTTGATGTGTCGCGGGCTGCGGCGCAGGTCTTTCAATTCTTCCAGCATGTCTTTCAAAATTTCCTTGGTGCCGGGCACCTTTTTCCAAAACCCCAGCCCCATTAAAAGCGAGGCTAGAACAACCTTAAAAAATAATCAAGAAAAATCATTGACAAATTTTAACCCCGCCTGAATCTTCGCTTGTTATGAAAGAACCAGAGAGCGAAACAAAACAGCTCGTTATTCCGGGCGTGCCGATCAAAACGGTGCGCGCCTATGAAAAGCGAGCGGAAGAAAACAAGCGTAAGGGCGAAAGCGGTAGCCTTGCTGCCGAGCTTCGCAAAGCGCTGATCGATTACGTCCGCACAGGCGGGGGCGGGAATCGAACCCGCTCCCATGTTCAACTCGCGGCTGCCTAAAAAATGAACGCCGCGACCTTGAATCAGCGCCATATCGAGTTGTGGAATCGACGTGCTCGCTTGCGAAACCAAAGGAATGAGCTGGATGAACGCATAGCCGCAATCGACGCGCTCCTTGAGCTTCGTTATGGGGGCAAACACAACGCGCCGGAAATGCCCTCACCGCAGGAGGCAGCATGAGCGCCGCCTTCACTCTTTTTTGTTACGCGGTCGCTTTTCTCTGCTGGATTTGGATTACGCTCTTGGTTTTTCAAGCCGTCCGGGGGGAGCAATCATGATCGTCAGTGGTGATCCCGATGTGGTTGGCGTGCCGCCGCTCACTCGATCCGAGGCCGAAGCGGAGATTGAGCTGCGCGGGCTAATTAAAGCGGTTGGACTTTTCATCGAAAATTATCGGCAAATGCATGCTCGCACTGCTTACGCGCCGCAAGTGGACGCAGCGGCGTTACAGATCGTGGAAAAGCTGCTCGAGCTATGAGCGAGGATTTTGATGTGGAGACAGTCGGCGGTCACGTCACTAGGGAACGCGGGCGTGGCCGACCGACTGCTCTGGAAACCGAGCTACGGCTCAGGCATCAGATCGAGGATCTGAAACGAGAAAATGCCGAGCTGCGCGCCCGGATGGCGGATCACTTTTTTGCAATGTCGGTGCCATTGGGAGGCGCATGAGAACTGTAGGCCTCTTTCTCGCGGTCTTTCTCATGGTGGCGCTTTTTGATTTTTTGCGCCTCGCTTTTCTGCGCTGGCGCTGGAATAAGCGGATGGCCTCGCTGGTGAGGGACATGAATTGGCGGCATTGGATCGGCGCGGTGAAGACCAGGTTGGAAAGCATCACTAGCAGCGAAAACGTCGATCGCGTCATCGGCGAGGACGCGGAATGGTTTCATGAACTCTGGACCAAGGGCAATTTCTCTCCCGTCGCCGCGGCGGAAAAGTGGCTTGCCGAACGCGAGCCATCTGTCCTCGAAATGCCATGAGCGCGCCGCCGATCAATGGCGGCTTTCTCTGTGATCCGCGGGTCCAACTTTTAAGCGCCCAAGAGGAATCTTTTCTGTTTCGTTTGTTCGAAGCGCGTCTGCGCTATGATCTCCAAGAATACGGCGGTCGTTTCCCGACCGATCCGAAGCTACTGCGACCCATCGCCTACCCGCATAAACCCGGTCCACGCGATTCATTCCTGCAATGCCTGATTGCCAAGTTGGAGCAAGTCCGCATCGCAACAATGATCCCGCCTGCGCCATGCGCTGTATTCGATCTGCCGCGCTACCTTCCGGTCCAGTTTGAGGAAATCACCGAGTCTGCGGCTCCGCTCCCGTCGAGCAGCCGACTTATTCACATTGACGGGCCGGGTCCGCCGAAAAAGCCAAATCAAATTGCTGCTGTTGCAGCAGCAGCAGCAGATTCCTTGGATTTAATAGAAAAGCTCAAACCGTTTTATCCACGGCATGACGTCGAACAGGAGTGGCGCGATTACGTAAAGCATCAACGGAAAGCAAAAAAGCAGTGTTACGGTTTTAGCGACAACCCGAGGGTATTCACATTTTTCAAATGGATGGAAAAGGCGGCCGTCCCGATCCGAAAACCGAAGCCGGAAAAATTTGCTGGGACGGTGGTGGAAGAACTCGAGTTGGATTTCACCGAGCCGGCCAATCCTCGGTTCATCGCTGAATTTCAATCGCGTAAGAGGAGAAAACAGGCACTATAGCTAAAAGGAGGTGAATTAAAGATGGAACTATTGTTCACATTTCCGCCGGAAGCGGCGGAGAAAATCGAGGACTTCAACTCAACCAGAGGCGAAGCAAAATGGAATGGGATTCTGCAAAACTTCGAGTACACGCTCGGATGCCTTCCAACTAACATCGTCGTAAAAGGCGCAAAAGGGAGTGTTCAGCTTCCCACGCGGGTCCACGCCGGTATAAAGTAAGGCTTGGAACTGCAACGCAAAATCGTCACTCTTGGGCTGCCCGCAGGATGGTCAGTCCGGAGTGGCGATTCTTAATTTGAAACTAACGAGAAATTTGATAGTTAAATTTTCAACGCTTAAATGGAGCCTGAAAATGCCGATGATTACGGCAATAACGTTCTTCAAGATGATCTGATTGCTGAGGTCAATCTCAGCAATGTCCTGGCTAATCTCGCCGAAAAAAATAAATGCTATCTCTTCACCTGCGAAGATCTTGCCCACGCCCTTCATCTTTCAATCGATGCCATTTACGCGGCCAAACGGGCTGGCGCTCCTTTCCCATTCGGTAAATCCAGACCGGAATGGGTTCTTGAATTCTTGCGCACCAGCACCGGCGGCTCTTTGAGTATCAAAAGCTCGCGTGAGCCGGTCAGTAAAGCGATCGCGCCGACGAGCGCCGCGGCCGTTGCCGCCTAAACGCTGCGCATTTTCGTCAAAACATTTATTTCGCGTTATTTCGCGTGAAATCACTCATCGCAGGCGGAAACGACTCATCTGACCGCGTCTATCGCGTTTCTTGCAAAATCTCCGTGTTATAGATCGCCGTCATCGAAAATCCCCGCATGAGATTTGACACCGCCAGGTTCGAAACTGGCGACGCCAGGTCTTGTTTTGAATCTCCAAACCGGTGAAGAAAGAGCGCGTTCGGCGCATCGCGATTATGCGCGGGTCTATAGCATTTGGATTCACTCGCTCGAGGAACAAGCGGCCGATGGAAACAAATCTGCCCGTACTGAGCTCAACGAATTAAAACTTCTTAGCAAAGGAAAGCATGGCGATGAAAATTTATTGGCCCCAGCCAAATACGAATGGCCTTCGCGCCGAAAAACAGGCGGCGACGATGCCGACGATGAGTTTGGAGACCCAGCGGATTTGGCGGTCGATTGGACTGATCCGCGCGAATCGGTTGTCGATTTTGAATCTGTCACCGGCTCAGAGTTGGAAGAATTGTGCGACCATTTCAGCAGCGCGCTGGTTTGGGCGACAACCACTTCTCGAAGCAACGGCAGCGCGCCGGATTTGATGCAGATGGGCGCGCGCTGGCTTTGCATCTTCAATGTTTTCCGGCCGCAACTAATCGGTGAAATGCATTTGCGATTGCCCCTCGCCATGATTGCCGGATTGCGCTCTTCCTTAAACGGCCGCGATCCCCTCGAAACCGGACGATTTTTTCGCAAGCCGCTCGCCTTAGTCCGCAAATGCACTTCGCTTCTTCAGCTCGGAAAACGCGGTTACTCAGCCATTTATGTTTTGCGCGGTGATCTAATCGGCTCGGCCACCTGCGCCGCCATTGGCGCGCTCGATAATAAATCGCGCCAGGCCGCCAATAAACCGATTCAGGAATTCAGAGACACATTCCGCGGCATGAAAAGTCTGCCGATGAGAGGAAAGGAAACTAGAAAACGATGCAAAAAAGCACAGGAAAAGAATTAGCAGTCCGGAAAAACGAATGGGCCGGACTGCTCAAGGAAACGCTGGAACATCATAGGGAATGCGAAGCAGCGCGCGGCGCAGTCACTAAATCACAAGACCTTTCGATGTTTCACGCGTGGCAAGCCGGCATTCGCTTGAATAAGATCAAAGCAATCGTCGGCCGCGGAAATTGGCAGACTTGGATTGAGGAAAACTTCTCTGCCAGTATCGATACCGCGCAAATCTATATGCGAATCGACAATCAGAATCCTGAGCAGCGAGAAATCAAGAATCCAAAAACCGAACACGTTCGGTTTTTAGAATTCGACACCATTCGAAAATACGCCATCGGATTTGCGCCGGAGAAGGATCAGCCAGTCCACAAAGGCAATGCCAAGTTCGGTCGCTCAGTGAGCTTTCTAAATATTACGAATGAGTTCGATCGGCTCGAGTATCGGCACACGAGCGGCTTGCAGATGGTGGACTTCGAGGAAGCGCGCGAAGAAACAAAACGACTTTATCTTTGGTTACGCTGGTTGCACGGCGACAGCGAAGAGAATCCTTGGCTCGTCTAAGATCCCCAGCCCAATGCCGCGGTCGCAGCCTAATTTTTCCATCCCCCACCTAGATAACTTTTACCCAAACCCTGCCCGGGCGCCGCTGATCCAACTGTCGTCGTTTTCGCACGAATTATGAAAAATATAACTTCCAGCACTGACATTTGGGCGCTGGGAGTGCAGAAAAGGCCAAAATATTTCGCCAATAGCTGGGAAAATCTGGCGAAGCTGATTTCCGAGCTGATTGAGATTTCGATCACTCCGCGCGCGCTGCAAAATTGGCGGAATGATCTGCGATATAAGTCTCATTGGCCGAGGCCGAAATCGGGACGGCATGATGCGAGGAAATGGATCGCATTTATTCTGCGTTTCGGGCTCAAAAGGGCGGATGAAGTGGTCGATCCGAGCGAAATTCCGGAAGAAAGGCGGACGATTCGGGATTGGAAAGATCATCGCGAGAAACTGCTCTGCACCCAGCTCGAGCGCGCAATCTTACGCGACGATCGCATCCTTCTCGTTGCAACCGAGATTGAAATTGCGATTGGCCAGCTTATCGCTGGCGTTTCCGTTGCGCTGGATCATTTTGCGCCGAGCGCGGCGCGTTTCGTGGTCGGGCTGCGCGATATTCACGATGTTCAAGCCAAACTGCAAAGCGAGATCGATGCGGTAAAACAGCGGATCAATGCGGCGCATTATCTCGATGAATGCGAAGAGGCTGCGAAACCATATTTGCAGCGGATCGGGCGATTGCTTTTGGCGGATATTCGCGGCATTCGATCACAAAAGGCTGTGACAGCCACGCGCAAGCGTGGAACTAAAGCTGCCGGAAAAGAATAATTTCCTTAATGCCAGCGAATGGTTGCGCGGAATTGTGGGCGCAACGCTGCGGGCGCGGCCAATCCGAAAGATTTGGGAATGGCTTGATGATGGCAACGTAACCATCCCGATCGGGATTGGATCACCGAATCCTGGGCCGCTTAAAACCGACCGTTTCCCGGTTTATCGCGGGTTTTACGACCTGTTTCAGAAACCGCAGGTTCACTTTTTCACCTTTGTTTCGAGCGTCCGGACCGGGAAAACGCTATTTTCCATTTGCTGCGTGCTGTGGTGGATCGCGGAACGTTGCGGCGGGCCAATTCTCTGGCTCGACCCGACTCGCAAAACCGCGATCAACTTCTCGCGGACCGAGCTAGATCCGTTTATTCGCGATTGTCCTAGCGCTTGGGCGAAAGCAATCGTCTCAAAAACGACATGGACTGCGCTGGAAAAGTTCTTTCGCGGCTGTTTCCTACGCTTGATCGGCTCTGGCGCCGAAGCCGACCTGCACGGGTTCCAAGCTGAGCTCGTCGTCTTAAATGAGAGCGTGCGGCTGCGCGCTTCAATCGACAAAGATGCGACCAGCGCTGATAAAGCGATCGCACGCAGCGCGCAATTCGAGCACACCCGCAAAATTCTGCGCAATTCCACGCCGGAAGACGAGTACGACGATATCTGGAGCAATTTCGAACTCGGGAGCCAGCATTATGCCTATCTCCCATGCCCGCACTGCCAAGAATTTCAGCGCCTCACGATGTGGAGCGAGGAAAAGGAAGTGCCTTTTGATGAAAAGGGATCGCCATTGTCACTCGGGCAAACCCGGACCGAAAAAACGGGCGAAATCCATTTTGATCAATTCGCCATTTACGAAGGGCGCGAGACCGAACCCGGCAAAACCGAAAAAGTAAAAATCGGCTATGACATTCCAGGGATTGAGCAGGGTGCGACCTATCAATGCGCGCATTGCGCGAAACAAATCGAGCGGGTCGATCTCGGCGGGATGCTGGCTCGTTATCAGTTGCGCGCGCACAACGCCAAAGCGCCGCACGATCACGTCAGCGCGCATCTCTGGGCGGCTTATTCGCCATTCCAGAGCTGGGGCGCGATCGCCAAGGAATTTCTCCTGGCCAAAGGCAATCCCGCCCGGATGCGGAAGTTTTACAACCTCACCCTCGGGCTTCCCTTCAAACGTTATGCCGCCAGCGTCAAGGAAGACGATCTCGATCGCGCCGCGAAACGTTGCCCGCGGCGCTATGCCCGCGGGACGCTCCCATTGAAACCCGAATTTCTGACGATGTGCGTGGACGTCGGCGGAATGCACTCGGGGAATTTCTGGTGGTCGATCCGGGCCTGGGGAATTTTGTGGGATCATCCGGAGTTGCCGACTTGGAACGCGTTGATTGATTGGGGGCCGGCCGTGAGTTGGGCGCAGATCGAGGAAATGGCCGGCTTGGTGCCGTTGCCGGCGGCGAAGCGAGGCGAGGAAGATGAGCGCTTCAACGAATATACTTGGACCGATCCGAGGTCCGGTGAATCGGCACGCTTCCGCGTCACCGCCGGGCTGATCGATTCGGGCTTCGAAGCCAAAGAAGAAAAGAACGTTTACGAATTCTGTCTCCGGCATGATGCCGTTTTTTCGCCCTCAAAAGGCGGCGGGCAAAATCATCTGCGCGGCAACGTCATGCGGGTAACGCCAATTTACGATGAACGCCTCGAGCTGGTCTGGTATTGGGATGATTGGTTCAAGAGCGCGCTCTACTATCACGCGATTAAGGAAGGCAAAAAGCTCTGGTTTCTGCCGACCAACATTGATGAAGATTACCGGACGCATCTGACGATCGAGCATACCATCGAGCGGGACGGTAAACTGGAATGGGAAGGCGACGGCGCCCACCTAGCCGATACCGAAAAAGAACATGAAGTCTTGCGCGATACCATCGAAGACAAGCTGGACGAAATCCGTGAAGCGCATCGCGAGAAAGAAAAGGAATTGGAAGAATAATTGAGGATCCAAATTGCCAACGCATTGGCAATTTGAAAGCGAAACAGGCCGGGTGATCTTATGGATTCGAGCCGGCCTGTTCGAGTTGAACAACTGAGCCGACCGAGATTGTCAATGACACGCCCGCAAAGGGCATGCGTTTCATCGTTGCAGCCATTTCTTCGTTCTTGCTTCTTAATTCGTCCTTCGCGGCTGGTCCCGCTCTTCAGCCGCCGCTCGTTTTAGTAAACGCCAGCACAGGCGTGCAGGTGCCGTTCGTAAATGGTATCAACATCGATCCCGCGCAAGGCACGCTCTGGTTTGTGAAGGCACCAGCGAACAGCCGCACCAGCAGCGTTAAATTCCGTTTAGATATCGACGCGTCCACTTGCGATAACGATAGGCCATTTACTAGCCAGCCGGGATTGCCAGTGCTCGGCGCGCACGCGCTCAAAGTAACTCCTTACTCGCGCAATAATGGCGATGGCACTGCCGGCGCACCATCCACAATCACTTTTACCGTCGCTTCCGAACCCGATCCGACACCTACTCCAATTCCTGATCCGACGCCGACGCCTTCGCCTTCGGTAACGCCTTCCCCGAGTCCAACGCCAACTCCCACTCCGACAGCGACGCCTGAGCCTTCTCCGACTCCGACTTCTTCCCCAACTCCAACGCCTCAGCCAAGTCCAACCCCAACTCCATCGCCAACTCCTGATCCAACGCCAACGCCTTCGCCTTCGCCTTCTCCAACGCCGGATCCATCGCCCACTCCTACACCTTCTCCATCACCGACGCCAAGCGGCAATGTGATCGCCACCGATGGTTCGCTTGGAAATGTTCAATCGGCACTCATCTCCGCATCTGAAGGCGATACCATCACGCTCCCGGCCGGCACATTTAATTGGGCGAATCAGCTCGTAATCACGAAAGGGATCACGCTCCAGGGGCGGACTGTAATCACCGGCGCGGGAACAAGTGGCGCGACCGCCGATGATCAAACCGTCATTCTCGATGATTTCTCGCCCACTAATTTAGACAGCCCGCTCATAAAAATCACGCTCAACGCAGCGCAAAGTTTTCGCCTTACCGGACTCACCATTCGTCCAAATCTGAGCACGGGTACGCATATAATCTTGGGCAGCAGCGGCAGCGCTGCGGTGACGAATCTTCGGATTGATCACAATCACTTATCCGGCTCGACTGATCGGGAAGTCTGGACTGGCGGATGGGTCTATGGCGTAGCCGATCACAACATCGTTGCTCCCGCAGGTAACGGGCAATGCTTCTTTGTTAATATGCCCACCTATGGCGGAAAAGAGACCGGGCATGGCGCATGGGCTGATTATCCTTGGTTCGGCACCGGCAAATTTTTCTTTATTGAAGACAATACGCTCATCGGTAACGGCGTGACCACGACGAGCGGCCTCAGCACCGATGGCGAGTTTGGCGCGCGTTTCGTCATGCGTTACAACGATTGCACAAATAGCCATGCCGGCTTTCACGGAACCGAAGGCGGCAATCGCGGCACGCGCGCGGTGGAAATCTATAACAATGCTTTCCATTGGACGATTCCGCCGAATGCATTGAATCGGTCAGGAGTCGCATTCTATCACGACAACTCTTGGACTGGCTCAAAGTCGAATAGCGGCACCCACTCAATCATACAAATTTACCGCGAATTCGCGGGCGTAGGCTCGAGCTGCATTTATGGGTTTGCAGACGGCACCGGCCTTTTCGATATGAATGATACTGAGGGCGACGGCAGGTTTATCCAAGGCCACGCGCCATTTGTTTTCGCGAGTGGAACCGTGACCACTGGAAACGCGGTCACGGGATCGCCGGTTACTATTACTGATTCCTCACAGAATTGGATTCCGAATCAATGGGTCGGCTACAGCATCAAACAAACCACTGCCGGCGCGGCTTCTTATCCCAAAGGCTCATACATATTAAGTAACACTGCCACCTCGATCACCTTCACCCGTTACATCACGACCGATCGCGGCCCCATCCTGAGTTTCGCGGCGGGCGATACCTATCAGGTCCATCGGTTACTCATAGCGCTCGACCAAGTGGGACGCGGCAAAGGCGATCTTCTCTTTGGAAATCCCACGATCACGAACACAGTGGCCGGCCACACTTGGGCCTATCAAGCGCTCGAGCCTGCGATGAGCTGGAATAACGTGCATTCCGACGGCACCGCTTATGGCTTTGGAAATGCCGGTATGCCCACCGAAGTGCAAGGCCGCGATTATTACAACTTAGGCAAAGGTCTTCCCACGAACGGGGCGCCTTCCCAAGTGACGACTATTTACACCGCAGCACGCAACGGCGTGGACTACATCGCCCCTTTCACTTACCCGCACCCGCTCACCCAGCGCTGAATTGACACCTGCACTTGGGGCAATCATGGCCACAGGTTCAGTGCCTTTCTCCGGCAAATTAAAACCAAAGCTCATTCGCGGGATAAACCATCCCAGCTTTTGGCAGCGCCTGTGTCGTTTGATCAAAATCAAATGAGCAAAAAAAGTTTATTTCTTAATGTCCCTTTCCTCGGTCGCTTGGCGATCGTGCGGGATAAAAATGGCAGTGCTACTCGTTTGGGCGGCATCGAATTCGGAACCAATCTCACCGCCAGTCTTATCAGGAATGGTAAGATCGAAGGCAGTTTAGATTTAGGCTCCGGCCTGGTCACCAATGTCGGCGTGCTCGCGCTGGCGAATGATTTTGCGTGGAGCGCCACGAACGCGCTCAACAGTCTTTTCGCGAAGCTGAAATATCACGCTTCGGGAACGGGTGCCACCGCTGCGGCGGCTACCGATATCAAGTTGCAAACCGTATCAGGATTCGGCGGGCAAACGCCTGTAGCCGGCACTCAGGTTCTGGTTTCAGCCGCGAATCTGCAAAAATATCAGAGCGTCGCCACGATTTCCTATACCGGAAGTGAAGCGGTCACCGAGTGGGGATTTTTCGCTTACGACAGCACCTTGCCTTCCACCTCTAATCTGACCGATGCGACCGGCTCGCCCTTTACCGCCGGCACAGCAACGACTGGCACCACTACCGGCACAACGCTCACTGCTTCCTCGGCGACCGTGATGGGTCAGCAGATGTCGATCATTGATAATACGAACGCGACCCGCGTTTCGTGGGGATTAATTACCTCCAACACTACCGGGGTCGTCACCGTTCCCGCGTGGTATAAAACTGCGGATGGCACGGCTGGCACGACTCCGGTAAACGCTGATACCTACGTTTTCCGTCCCATCATGTGGGACCACAAAGTTTTTAGCGCTATTAACGTTGTGAACGGCGACAGCATCCAATACACCTACACGCTCACAATTTCCTCCGGCGGTTAAAATCGCATGGCTAGGCAGTTATTTCAGGAAGGCCCGTTCGTTGATACGATCATTACGGCGCCTTCGCCGAACACGACCACAACCATCATCCCGATATGGGTGGCGGCGACTTACACTCCTATTTTTGCCAATGACCCAAAGGCGGGGAAAATTTACAGCGTTCGGGCGGGTGGCACTATTTCACAGAGTGCCGCCACCAATACGCTCATTATTACGCCGTTTTATGGATCCACGGCTTTAGGGGCAAGTCCAGCCCAGACCATGCCTATCACATCAGTGATCCCATGGTATCTCGCGTTTGATATGGTCTTCCGCACCATCGGCGCGCCCGGGGTGAATTCCACTTGTATTGGGACCGGATGTTTTTGGGGGCAAGGCACCATCGCGACCGCTGGAACCGGCGTTACAATTCCGTTCGGTGGGACAGTGGCAACCGTAGACGCTTCTATCGTGAGTAAAATAGAGATAAACATGACATGGTCAGGCGGCACCATTAGTACGCAACCTCACTACGCTTATATTTTCGCCCGAAATTAATTTATGCTTTTCGCAATAGCTACAATAGAAGATGGAGGAACAATGCCCAGCATGATGGCTGGGCGCTTGATCCCGCTAATTTATTTTTCCAGCCTTTCGATAACGGGCAATAGTTAAGGAGGAATGACATGGCTACGACCATGCTTCCCGGGGCGAGTCCGAATAGCGTCGTTCCTTCAACGAGCGGCCCTGGGGTCTCCAGGGACTTAGGTCCAACCCTTCAGCCTGGCAGTCTCAACGCCAGACCCATCCTGCAATTCCACGATCTGGGCGGCGCGCTTTCTTTCGCCGGCCCTAATGCGTCATTCGATAATCTCTTGGAGAATATCGGAACCGCTAACCTCTATACAGCCTCCGGCAACCAGGCGGAAGGGCAATCTTTTGTTTCGAATGGAGGAGTGCTTACGAGCTGCCAGTTCTACTTGGCGCAATTGGGCGCGCCCACCGGCACTATCGTAGCCAAACTCTACGCCTCGACGGGTGCGGTGGGTAGCAAGGTCGGCACGGGCGCGGCTTTGGCCACTTCTAATACGCTCGATATATCCAGTTTAATCGCGGCCTACTCATGGCGGCTTGAAGCCTTTACTTTCAGCGACGGCTACCTGATGACTCCTGGGACGACGTACGTCATTGTTCTCGAATACATAGGGGGCGATGCCTCGAACTGTCTCATAATTTTCGGCGACAACGCCGCACGCGATTCCAACGGTAACCCTAGCGTTGAAGACAACGTCGGCAATTGGCAGGTGGCAGTCTTTCCCGCAGATGTTTGCTATTACATCTATAGCGCAGGCGGTAATTCGATTACTAAAAAAACGTTCCGCCCATTCTCGGCGGCACTCTCCTTCCTGGCCAACTTCATCTATCCATGGCGCAAAACCGGGACTCTTTCATTCGTCGGGGCGATTGCGAAGAAGGCTCAAAAAGCGCTGGTCGCGGCCGCGCTTTCTTTTGTCGGGGCGATCGCAAGGAAAACATCGAGAACTTTCGCGGCTGCGCTTTCCTTTATCGCTAATTTCAAATATCCATGGCGACAGACTGCATCTCTCTCTTTTGTCGGGTCCGCGGCCAAGCAAACCGCCAGGAGCCTTACGACGGCTGCACTCTCTTTTGTCGGCTCGATCACTAAGAAGACCGTCCGCGCTCTAACCGGAACGCTCTCTTTTGTCGGAGCGATTGCGAATAAAACCATCCGCGCTTTAACCGGCGCGCTTTCATTTGTCGGGGCGATTGCGAAGCAGGCTCAAAAAGCGCTGGTCGCAGCCACGCTTTCCTTTGTCGGGGCGATCGCGAGGAAAACATCAAGATCTTTCGCGGCCACGCTTTCCTTTATCGCCAACTTCAAATATCCATGGCGGGCGACGGCCGCGCTATCGTTCAGCGGCTCAATTTCAAAAAATGCCCGGAGAGCGTTCAACGCAGCGCTTTCCTTTATCGGATCATGCGTCAGATCGATCGCGCGCGCTCTTTCCGCCACGCTTTCCTTTGCCGGATCGCTAACGAAATCAACGGCGCGTTCCCTCGCTGGCGCGCTTTCCTTTATCGGAGCGATCGCGAAACGAACTTCGCGAACTTTTGCAGCCACTCTCAGTTTCGTTGGCGCTCTGGCAGAACTCCTGATTCACGGCAGCAACCAATTCAGCCAAAGCCTCTCGGCTTCTCTTGCCTTCGTCGGTTCGATTTCCAAGCAACCGAAGAAAGCTTTGTCGGGCCTGCTCTCGTTCGTCGCCAGTGTCGCTAAGAAAACATCGCGATCGATTAGCGGCGTACTCTCTTTCCTAGGGAACTTCGTCTATCCCTGGCGGGCCGCGGCTGCGCTTTCATTCTCGGGCGTGCTGGCCAAGAGCACCCTCAAGGCATTCGCCGGAGCGCTTTCATTCCTCGGCGCCTCGGTAGAGGCGCTAGTCGCAGGCGTCAGCATTCTTTGGACCCAAATAATCGGATCGGCGCTGCGCGGATTGCTCTCGAGCGGCGAATTTAACGGCATTCGGACGGGTTCGACCCTGGTAGTCGAGCGCGTGACCGACGAATTCAGCGGCACGCTGACATCATCGCAGCTTGAAGCAATAAGCACCGAAACGATTCCATGAGCACGACCATCAAAATTAAGCAGCACGACACGAAACTGAAGTTCACCGACACGCCGACGATTGATGGCGTGGTCGTTCCGGCGGTAGATTTAGCCAGTTGCACGCTCAGCTTCATCATGAAAAGCGATGATCCCGCTATCTCAATCAAGCAGGACGCCGATATAGAGTTGGACGGAACATTCTCCTATGAGCCGGTCGCTTCCGATGTCGAAACGATCGGAAAATTCCGGCAGGAATGGGAAGTGGTCTATCCTGGGAACAAAATCCTCACTTTTCCCAATGACGGTTACAACACCGTCAAAATCATTGCCGACTTAGGGTAAGCCTTACGGCTGGACTTCGTAGGCACCCATATCAACACGACCGCCCACGACTCTGGGATTGCCAAGAAAATCCGTCTCGCCAATCCCAAGAACAAAACCGGGATCGCCCGCGTTCTTGGCAGGAGAGATAGATTGAAGGCTTAAATCGGGCGGGCTTGCGGCAGCGTTGGTAAACTTCGGGTCGGCAATAATCTTATTTGCATCCGGCCCAGAACCGTCTCCGAAATATAGATTATAGTTCATGGTTCCAACAGGCCAGCCCAGCGTGTTGATTTCATTGGTCGCGTTGTTCGCAACAATATTGTTCTTCCATACCACGCTCGCGCTGGTATATGGTCGGACGTAAATCCCGTAGAGGTTGCCGTAGGCCGTGTTGTTTAAGACGCTAATGTTGTAAACACTTGAGCCATCCGTATCGCTATACCAAGTCCCGACTTCGATTCCGGCATGGACGTTGGAATAGGCCACGTTATCGCGGACTGTGATGTGGTGGGCGGCTGGCTGCCCTGGCTCAGCCAGAACAGCGAATCCGATGCCAGAATTGCGGACTAAGTTTCGCTCAATCGTGGAGGTATTCCCGCCATCGACATATATGGTGTTCGACCCGCCGTTGCCATACCAGGTGCTTCCATCTCGCTTTACGCTGACGTATTCGAGAAGATTCCCTCGAATAGTAGCGTCATGCGCGCCGCCGTGGAGGTCGATGGCGATCCCGTCAGCATCGTGGAAGTAGTTACTTTCTACGATGGTATTGGCGCAGGTGGTCGAATCCATCGTTAGCACTTCACTCTGGCAAGTTTCAATATCTCCCATCTCGTTGCCGCGAATTGTGATAGCGTTGCTGCCCCATATTCGAATATGCAAGAGGGCGGAAGTGCCATCCTGAACTCCGTGGATGTTTTTGTTGTGAAGAAACCTATTGTTGAGAAGCTGGACATCGTTGCTGCCCCCGTCGATCCTAACGCCCTGCTTGAACGAGCCGTTGCAGGTGTAGTTCTGGAAGGTTAATCCTTGGATTATAACGTAACTCTTGTTGCTGATGTTCAGGAATGGTGTGCTGTCGTTCGTGACCGTTCCGAGGTAGGCGTAATCAATAATAACCTGGTCGCCCGTGCAGGTGGTATAGCCATTGGCGGCAATGGAAGCCCCGCAGTTGGCTCCTGTGTAGCCGAGCGGCTGGAAGGTGATGTAATTTCCCGCCGTTCCCGACACATTCAGGGCCAAGCGTTCATGATAAGTTCCCGCTTTAATGTTCACCGCGGAACCCACAGTGGCAGCATTCATCGATTTCTGGATCGTCCGCCAAGGCGATAATTCAGAGCCAGGATTGGCGTCGTTGCCGTTGATCGGATCGACATAATAAGAAGTCGTCGGAGGCGGCGTTGGAGTCGGCGTAGGGGTTGGCGTAGGGGTTGGCGTCGGCCCCGGCGTCGTGACACTGACAACGTTGGACGGTGCTGAAAGGCCAGTTTGGTTATACGCTTTGATCCTGTAGTTGTAGCTTGTGTTCGGAGCTACTGTCGTATCGCTAGCGGTCGTAACATTCGCACCAACGGTCGCTATGGTCGTATATGTTCCGCTAATTAAACGTTGCAGCCTAAATTGCGTCTCATTGTTGGAGTTGTCCTGCCAAGCAAAATCGACGTGCGTCGCTGCAATCGCGATTGTGTGAAGGTTCGACGGGGCAGCAGGTACAACGGCATGGCTATGGCTGGCCGCTAGGATCGTCAGAATAAAAGAAGCGAGTCGGTGCATAATCGACCCGCAGCGAAGTCAAAGGCAGCTTTGACAGCCGCCGAGTGGCGAGATGGCACTCGGAAACACCCAAAGCGGGCGCAGCAATTTATCCGCCTTCACCAAGGCGCTCGTCTCTTATGCCGAAGCGATCGGTGACGCCGATGCTTTGGAAACTGAGCGCGATGCGCTCTTTGATAAGCTTACCAGTGGCGCGGATGGCAAATCGATCATCGCATCCACGATCAACGGCAAATATTTCGGCTACCAAATCACCCTCACCCTTGAGGAAAAATTTCAGTGTTTCGTTAATGCGGTCAAAATCTTCAACGGCGCCGCCGGGGATTCTCCCGTCACCTTCATCGATTTCTCTTGGATGTAGGACTATGGCGCTCTCCGATTTCCTTACCTGGCCCTGGCGCAGCGGCGCGGCCTTCGGCGAAACGACCGAGCCGGGGATCGATCGGACGAATGTCCGTTTCATCGTCCCGCAGGATTCACGGCTCTACATCAAACGCTGGACCCGAAGGCTATTAGTTGAGAAAGCGGAATGGGCCTATCAGAATTTCGGGATTGTAAAGGAAGGCGTGGCCGGCATTGCCCGGCATACCATCGGCAAAGGTATTTCCCTACAGCTCGATAGCGATAATTCGAAACAGAACGAGGCGGCCGAACAAGATTTTGAAACCTACGCGCTCACGCCGGAACGCTGCGACCTGGCCGGGCGCCGGAATTTTTATGAAACGCAAACCAGCGCGATCGAACAGCGCCTCGTCCGCGGTGAATTCTTTGCCGCACTGACCAATAACCCGGAGTTCGCCGAACCATGCTTCCATCTTTATGACAGTGAAGAGATTGGAACTCCGGCGGATCGGGAAGGCGACCTGAATATCATCGATGGAGTGGAGCTGAACGAAAATGCGCGCGCCACCGGATATTATATTAAAGCAAACAGCTTCCGGATTGATCGGGCGGGAATGCTGCACTGGTACAAGCCGCATTCGATCAATCAGCCGCGCGGGATCAGCGATTTAGCCCAAGGGGTAAATCCGCTTGTCGATATCCACGAGCTCAAACGGCTGGCTACGCGCAGCGCCAAGGCGCAGCAATTCCTAGCGCTCGCGCTCAAAGGCATCACGAAAAAACGCGCCAAAGGCGCCCTCGGCGCCATTCGGAACGCAGGAAACAATGACGGCACGCCAGACGCAGACAGCGCGCAATTGGAGCGGCTCACCGGCGCGGCCGGTGGCGGCATCATTTACCTCGATGATACCGATGGCGACGCCAAGCTGATCACGGCCAATTCGCCCTCGCCCCTAGTCGAAGGATTCATCACCGATTTGCTGATGCGCGATGTCTGCGCCGGCTGGGGAGTTCCATCCGAATTTTTCTGGAACATGGCGCGCATGAATGGCGGGAATACCCGTTTCATCCTGGCGCGGGCCGATCTCTTTTTCCAAATCCTCGGCGAACGTTTGATCGATCGCTTCTGCACCCCGATCGCCTTCCGTTATTTGAGCCATCGGATCCAGATCGGGAAACTGCCGCCATTTCAAGATCCGAATTGGGCGCAAAAGATGAGTTGGCAGATGCCGCCGCGGGTGACGGTGGATAACGGACGGGAAAACAAAATTTTAATCGATCTGCTCGCAAACGGGCTGATCACGATGCGGGAATACTGCAACGCGCGCGGGCTCAATTACAAGGCGGTGATGCGCCAGTGGGTGCGCGAACCGATCGAGTTTTTGCGCATTGCTGCGGAGGAAGGCGCCCCGCCCGAAATGCTGGATAAATGGAAAGCCACGCCACCGCTTTGGCGCGCGCCGCTCCCCGGCCAGGCACCTCTCGATCAAACATCGGTCACAGCGCTTGATCAGAACGGAGACCCGATAAAAGCAGCCGCCTAGTTATGAAGATCGCCATCGTGAGCGACGATGAAATGAAGAAGCTCCGCGACGCGCAGGAGCGTCACGAGCTCGAGGAATTACGCGCCTCGGTCCAGCTCGCTTCCATTGCGGACGCAAAAGCACGGTTCGACGCGATCGAGCACAGTTGCGCGGCTACCCTTCATATCTGCGAAGAAGCCTACCTCTCGCTGGCCGATGACGCGCTCGATGATTTCGAGACCGCCAAAGAGAAAGCCGACAAAATGGAGCGGATCGAGCGCGAGCATGATCGCTGCATTTCCATTTGGGAAAATCAGATTCGGCGATTGAATTGGGAAGCGCGCCAGGCGCAACAAAATTCGTAGCGCGCCATGAGACGCAGGGTGCGCCGCTTAAAAATCAGGGGCGCGAACTGGAAGCTGATCTATGGCCGCCCACCGGCCAATACCTGCGCCGCTTATTGCGATCCAAACGTCCGAACGATTTGGATTCGCCCAACCGAAAATAAAACCCCGCGCCAAAAGCGCCGAGCAGTTCTGCACGAGATTTTGCACGCCTGCTTTTATGATTTGAGAGAGGAAGCAATCGAGGAAGCCGAAGAAGCGCTCGACAAGGGGTTGGAGCTCGTTCTTTAATGACGGAAGCATGAAGCCTACGAAGCCGGGTTGGTATTGGTATCGCAGCGACAATACCGGGATTATCGCTGTGGAGGTTTTCGAATCGGACGAGGCGCTGTATGGAGCTGATAATCTCGTGGTCGCTATCCCGTCGTATCGTCACAGTCCGCAAGTTTCGAAACTCGAAGGGGAATGGTCTGACTTCGCGTTACCTGATCCGCCTTGGGAAGAAGATGAGAGAAGGTATTGGGCGGACGGAAGGAATCTCAGGAAAAAGGGGAACTAGTCCTTTCGCCGCTCGTTAAACGAACCGCGGTCTGATTACCACAGGCCTTTGACACAGGCAGAGCGGGAGTGCGCCCATCCTGCTGGTATGAATTCCGAGCCTCAGCCTCGCAAGCGAATGAAACCGAACTTTTCATCTATAACGAGATCGGGTTTTTTGGAATTTCCGCGGCTGCGTTTATCACCGATTTACAAAACGTTCCGAAGAGTCATCGGATCTCGCTTCACATCCACTCGCCCGGCGGCGACGTCTTCGACGGGCAAGCAATCTTCACCGCGCTAAGCGCGCATCCCGGCGGCGTCACCACGCAAATCGACGGCCTGGCCGCGAGTATGGCCTCCCTCATCGCCCTGGCTGGCGATCCAGTGCGGATGTCGGGCAACGGCATCTTTATGATTCACAACGTCACCGGCGGCGCGATCGGCGACGCCGAGGATCTGCGCAAGCAGGCGGACGTGATGGAAAAAGTTCAGGAAACCATCACCGCGGTTTACGTCGGCAAAACCGGCATGTCCCGCAGAGCCATCACCAAAATGATGGATGCCGAGACCTGGATGACGGCGAGCGACGCGCACGAGCTCGGCTTCATCGATGAAATCACTGGCGACATGAAGATGGCCGCCAAGTTCGATCTCTCCGGCTTCAACAAAGTGCCCGCCGCGTTGACACCGCTGCTCGCGGCGATGTCCAAACCGACCATTGCAGAGCTGGAAGGAACGATTGCCGAACTCGAAGGCAAGGTTTCCACAGCCAACGAAACAATTTCAAAGCACGAAACCGAAGCAAAAGAGTTCGGTGAAATCACCGACAAAATGTTGACCGATTTAACGGCGAACCAGAACACGATCCTGAAGCTCGAGGCGGAAGCGAAAACTGCGGTTGAACTCAACGCCAAGCTCGATGCAGATCTAAAGTCCGAGCAGGAAAAGAGCGCCAAGCTCGAAGGCGAAGCGAAATCAGCCGAGGAACGCGCGCGGGAAATGGCAGCTCGCTCCGGCGTCACCCTCCCAGGAAAGAAAGTCGTCGTCACTTCGACCACTTCAAGCTCAGAGGATCTGATCGCTCAATTCGAAGCAATCGAAGACTCGTCCGAACGAACCGAATTTTACCGGAAAAACAAAGTAGCGATCAGGGCAGCAAATCTCGAACTCCATTCCCGCAAATAAACGCTCGGACATTGACAGCCTCCCAGAACTAACACCATGGCCTCTTATACAAATTTAGATGACGAAATTTTCGCGCAAAGCGCGCTGCAAGGTTTCGTTGCCACTCTTCTCCCATTCTCCGCGTTCTCGCTCAACTTTTCACCAGAGCCGCTCACCCGCAAAGGCAATGACGTCCTCGTGCCTTTGATCGGATCACTGACGGCTACCACTTTCTCGGCTTATAACATCTGCGGCGGCTCGGCCAGCGTCATCACCGTCTCGATCAACAAGCACAAGCATGTGCCGATCGGTCAGAGCGATTTAACCGCCGCTTCCACAAGCCACGTTAATCTTGAATCCTTCGGGCTACAGGCGGGTGCGGCGCTTGGTCTTTTGGTTTTCCAAGATGTATTTTCGCTGGTTACCACCGGCAACTTTTCTCTCGCCACCTCAGTAAGCGTGGTCGATTTCGGCATCGCGCAAATCCGCGCCGGCCGTTTGCTGCTCTCGCAAAACAAGGTGCCGATGCTCGGTCGCGCCCTGGTTCTGGATGTGAGTCCGTTCGATAATTTGCTCGGCATCTCCAATTTCATTCAGGTAATGCAAGCCGGAACTAGTGAGGCGTTACGAGAAGGCCGGATTGGCCGCGCGCTTGGGTTAGATATTTACGAGTCGAACGCGCTTCCTGGCACCAATTCAGTCATGGGCCTGGTCGGACATCCGTCCGCGATCGCGGTTGCCGCGCGCTATTTGCAGCCGCAAGATGGAAACCTTTACGCGGATGCTCGCCCGATCACCGATCCCGGCACCGGCATCACCCTTGGCTTCCGTCGTCACTACGACAACAATACCGGAACCGCCTATGTGAACCTCGAGTGTAACTACGGTTACTCGCTCGGGATCAGCAACGGCGCGCGCGTCATTAAGCGCAACGACTAATTCAGGCTGCCGCTAAATGGCAGATATTCCTCAAAACGGCGGTGCGTTTTTTACCGGTAGCGTCCACGTCGGCGCCATTAATGGCGTCGCCGTTTACCAAGCCCTTCTCAGCCAGGCGAGCACAGGCGCTCCGACAGCGACCGTCCTTTATAATAATCTCGGCACCATCGTTTGGAGCCGCACTAGCGCCGGTATTTACGTCGGCACACTCGTGGCCGCGTTCACCAGCAGCAAGACGGGCATTCTAATAAGCAATGGCACCACCGTTGCGACCGCCGTTTTAACCGCATCGCGCACAAGCGACGATGCCATAGGAATCAAAAGCTGGCAGACGACCGGAACTCCGGCTCTGGCTGATGATTTAATTTCCGGAGCGATGATCCAGATCCTGATCATGGCATGATCGAGTCTTTCTGTTATCTTAACGGGACGTAGCTTTTGCTTCGTCCCGTTTTTGTTTTCCCCGAATTGATTTGAACTCACGCAAAGGCGCAAAGCCGCAAATTTCTCTCTGCCTCATCGCGGGCAACGTCGAAGAATATATCGAGCGCTGTCTCAAATCCTTCGCGCTGATCGCCGATGAAATCTGCATCGTGCGCGCAATCGGGAACCAGAAACCCGACGCCACGCTGGACATTGCCCATCAGCTCGCCAGCGATCTCAACATCCTGACTCGCACCGCCGATTACATTAACGCACCCGATCACGCCGATTGGAAACATCTCGATAATTTCGCAGCGGCGCGCCAGCAAAGTTTCGATATGGCGACCGGCAAATACATTTTCTGGTGCGATACCGATGACGTCCTGCAAGCCGGCGCGGAGGTGGTGCGCGAGCTGGCCGAGAAAGCGGAATATGATTGCTACATTTTCCCGTATGAAATTTTCGGGCAACACGTTTCCGTTCCGCGCGAGCGAATGGTGAAACATGGGAGTGGCCGCTGGACCCATCCCGTCCATGAGTTTTTTAAATTCAACGAAGAAGTGGACGGTTATAGGGATGATCGGGTCATCGTGCGGCATCAGCCAATGTTAGAGAAATCCGGCAGCGTTGAGCGCAACCTGCGCATCCTGCGCACCATTCCAGATAAGGAAATGCCGCCGGGGCTGCGTTACCAGCTCCACTGCGAACTGGTCGGCGCAGGAAGGAAACATGAAGCTTTCGAAGCGGCCAAAAAAGCATTGGAATCCGGCGGCCTGGGCAAACCCGAGACTTATCAACTGCTTATTCACCTGGCGACGTTTTCGAAAGATCCACGCACGACCGAGAGCTATCTAATAGCTGCCTATCAGGCCGATCCATGCCGGCGGGAAGCGCTCGGCCTTCTCGCCGGCCACATGATCGATTATGGGCAACCGACCAAAGCGCTCGCTTTCGCCCGGCAAATGCTCGCGACCGAGCCACCGGCTGAAAGCTGGAACGATCGCAAAAATGCTTATACCTGGTTAGGAGTCGAGATCATGCAGCAAGCGCTCCGCGCCAATAACCGTTTCGACGAAGCGGAAAAATTGCGAACTCAAATGCTGGCGCGCGCTACCACGCCCATTATTTCGCTCATTCATGCCAGCCGCGGGCGCCCGAAACGCGCCGCCATCGCCCGTAAACTTTGGTTCGATCTCGCGGAAAACCCGGAAGCGATCGAGCACATCTTTGTTTTGGATTCCGATGACGACGAATCAATGGCGCTGCGCCGGATGCACCACATCACCATCGCCGCCGGCGGCGGCTGCGTCGCAGCTTGGAATATGGGCGCTGGTGTTTCCATCGGCAAAGTAATCATACAAATGAGCGACGATTGGCTCCCGCCGCCAAGGTGGGACAAGCTCATTCTCGAGCGTTTCGCTCAAGAATCAGCAGAGATCAGAGATCAGAAGTCAGAGCTCAGTAAAAATCCCTCTGACCTCCGACCTCTGACCTCCGACCTCTATGCGCGTGCATTGCAAGAGCCAAAAGTACTCGCAATCTCCGATGGCCACCGAACAGACAACCTCCTCTGCATGGCGATCATGACGCGCGCCTATTTCAATCAGGATTGGTTCATGTTCCATCCCGATTTTACCGGCGTTTATTCCGATAATTATTTTACCGATGTCGCTTATGCCCGCGGCCAGGTCATCGAGGCGCGCGACCTTATTTTTAAACATGATCATCCCGCTTTCACCGCCGGCGCAGCCGATGAGACTTATCTGCGACAGAACTCGCCGAAGCGCTATGTGGAAGGGCTCAAAGTTTACGAGCGGTTAAAAGAGCAGCGTGATTGGTCGCAAGTGCCAGGCTTCTTCAATTTCTGGCCGTTCTATGGCGAGATCGCAGTTTCGCTCAAAGACGGCGATACCGTGGCTGAGATAGGCGTCTGGCTAGGGCGCTCCATTATTTACCTGGCGCAAATGTGTCAGCGTTTGGGAAAGAAAGTGAAATTCATCGCGGTCGATTCTTTCAAAGGAGAATCCGGCCAGCCGGCGCATGCCGGAACCATTGCCGCGCACAGTGGCTCCATCCGGAAAGAATTCGAAGAAAATATCAAACGCTGCGGCGTAGCCGATATGATCGATATCCTGCAGGGCGATAGCGCGAAGGCCGCCGCAGCCGTTCAAGATGGATCGATCGCCTTCTGTTTCATCGATGCCGCGCACGATTACGAAAGCGTGAAGCGCGACATCAGCGCCTGGAAACCAAAGGTAAAACCCGGCGGCATTCTAGCCGGCCACGATATCCAATGGCCAGAAGTACGCCGCGCCGTCGAAGAACTTATCCCCGCCGCCAAGATGACGAGCGCGACCTGGTTCTGGAAGTCAGGCTTCCAGCCTGACTTGGCCGATGGGCTTCCAGCCCGTCAGACAACGCATGTTCCGCTGCAAGCCGAGCTGGCAACGTGATTCTTTCCATTCTTACGCCCTCTGTCCCCTCGCGCCTCGAGCAGTTAAACGCTCTCCGCGCCATGCTGGCGTCGCAGATTGGCGATCAATTGGCGGTCGAGCATCTAATCCTGATCGATAACAAACGGCGCACCGTCGGCGAAAAACGCGATAACCTCTTGCGCATTGCCCTTGGGCGATATGTCGCCTTCGTCGATGATGATGATTTCGTGAGCGAGGATTACATAAACGAGATTGTGGCGAGAACCTGGTCGAATGCGGATGTCATCACCTTTCGCCAGCTCGCTACTGTGAACGGTCAAACGGCCGAGATTCAATTCCGCCTCGGCAACGAAAACCAAAGCTTCCAGCCGGGCATGCTGGTGAAACGCAATGCCTGGCATATCTGCGCCTGGCGGCGCGAGCTCGCCCTTACCAGCCACTTTCCGGCATGGAATTACGGCGAAGATTGGGAGTTTGCCGCGCCCCTCTGCCGGATCGCTAAAACCGAGGAGCACATCCCGAAAGTGCTGCACTATTACAGGCACGACGCCAAGACCACCGAAGCGCCTTATCCTGGCACGTCGTTTCCAGCGGCCGATCAATTCCACGCTTTGACCGGCAATTAATAACCGCGGATTTCGCTGATAATCAGAAGAAAGAATTTTTCTTATCCGTGTTATCCGCGTAATCCGCGGTTAATTTGACAAGAATAAGCAACCCGATGCCCGCCACGCTCGAAGACGAACAGATCAATCTGAAAGAGTTGGTCGATCGCGGTGTAAAACTTTACCGCGAGACGCTCCCTTTAAAAAAGAAGCTGGAAGAGCTGGAGCAGATCAAAGCGATTCTGCGTGAGGAAGCAAAGGGTCGGGATCACGATTTCTTCGGGACCGGCGGCAACATCGCGCGGGTCGAACAAAAGGCCGATACCATCGCCCGAGTGGTGGTGGAGGAGAATGTGCCGCGTGCTGCCAGGCTATCCGGTGAATCTCTGACCGATCTTTTCACCATTCATCCCAGCAAAGGGAATGAAAAGAGTTTCGAACTAAACGCGCTCAAACTTCTGACGAAACGCGCGGCGCAAAGCCTGATCGATCTCCTTACCGTTCCAGCTACCGCTTGGGTTCGATTTTCTTAACCGCGGATTACGCGGATATCGCTGATAAAAAGGCAGAGAGATCCCTTTCTGAGTCTCTTATCCGTGTTATCCGCGTAATCCGCGGTTAGTCCATAGCAACGCGCTTGCGCGTTGACAGCGCATGGTGGGCACTATGGCAAACCTCAGTGCAATTTCCGTCTCGAGCTCGCTTTCCTATTCGGCGAATAAAGTCTCAGCCAAACTTTCTACAACTTTTAGCGCCGATCAGGCTGGCAATTTTTTCGAATCCGGCATCCAGAGTGTCGGCACCACTGAGGAATCGCTCGATAAAGGTGATGTAGTCACCATCGGCAAGATCGCCGTGCGCAACATGGATGCGACCAATTACATCCAAGTCGGCCACCTCACCGGCAGCTATTCCATCAAGCTGAATCCCGGCGAAGGTTTCGCGGGACTCACATGGGGCGGCAGTTCCGTCTTCGTAAAAGCCAATACCGCCGCCTGCAACGTCGAATATCTCATCGTCGAGGCATAGTCCGAGCCCGGACAAGCGATTCCGCCATTGACGCGGCGAGAACGTTATGGCGCTCGAAATAATTCTCGGAGATAGCCCCACCGACGAAGGCGGGTTACTCCTTCAGCCTTCTCCACTCAATCGCGTCGATTCCGAATTTACGCGGCTAATAAAGGCCGCGTTTAATGACATGGTTACCCTTGTCGGCGTCCCGATCGTTTTCGGTTCAACCACCAAGCAATGCATTGCTGGGGCAATCAAGCTCGAGACCATCGTGGAACCCGTCGGCAGGGTAAATGACTCCAGCATTCAGGTCACGATGCTGGCCCAGGATTTCGACGAGTTCGACGTCATCCCAAGTTTAACCAAATGCGCGATCGATGGCGAGATAATGATCGTGACCAGCATTCAGCGCGATCCGCAGGATCCGTGCGTGGAATTTCGCGCCATCGGACAGAGCTAAGTCCGATGCCGGACTGGCATTAAACTGACATGGGCGGCGTTTCTGCGGCGAAGCCGCAAAGTGATTAAACGGCACGTTTATGGCCACGCTCGACCAGATTTATAGCTATGATCAGGCACTCGAAACCGCCTGGATGAATATTTTGCAGGACGCTTTCGACACCGAATTCGCCACGCCGCCCCAAGTGGCGATCGAGCAATCCGACGCGCTTAAAGTGACTCCGTTCGTCGATGTGCAGTTGCGCGATGTCTCAGCGTTCAATCAAACACACCTCTCCAATGGCGTGACGTTTTACAACGCGTGGGAGGCGCATCTGGTCTCGCGCGTCACCACCCAGCGCGGCAAAAATAGCGATCAGCAATCGCTCATTATCGGCAAGATCCGCGCCCAGGCCGCAAACTGGCGCGAACTCCTGACCAGAGATAATCTGCCATATCATTGCCTTCTGGAAATGAAAGACGCCGGCCTTCACCGCGGCCTCATTCTCGATCAAATGCTCGATTGGTCGGAAGTGATTCATTTGGTGAAGTTCGGCATCCGCGACGACGTTTGGCCCTTCTAGGGCGTTGACATAGCGCGAGTGGCGCTATGCCTTTGTTCACTTCAGACGGAAATATCCCGTTCGGTTCGGAAATCGTGACCATCAACGCGACCGAATACGTTGCGGAGGAAATCGATTTTCATGAGAAAAGTTCGAAATTTTACCGCCGCGACGAACGCAACATCCCAAACGGCGGCGTCTATATCGAAGACATCACCGAAGGAACGATGACGCTCCAGCTCGGAAGCCTCACCACTCCCATTCCCGAAAATCAATCGCTCGTCACCATTCCATTCCGCGGCGCCAGTGTAGTTTTCGTGATCACGGACGTTTCCCAGCCTAAAAAGCAAAACGACATTCGGAAGATGAAAATGACGATTACTCGCATTCTCAATCCGACCAACGTCGTGACGGGATAATTTTAACCGCGGATTACGCGGATAAAACGCGGATAAAAAATAGTTCTGAATCTGATCCGTTTCCCATCCGCGTAATCCGCGGTTAAAAAATGACACGCCGGGATAAAGCGTGAAGAGGGAAGATGCACCGGAATGGGTTAGGCAACTTGATGACCTCTATGATCGCGCAATCGCGCGGGCCGATCGCCTCCATGATTATTGGCGCGATTACGCGTTCCTTGGCTTAGACGAAGAGATTGGCATCGCCGGCGATCCCGAGACGCGCGCTGCTCGCATAGTCCGCGTGCGCCAGCTTACCCTCCAGATGTTTATTGAACTCTGCGCCGTGCGCTCGCCCTTCCTGGTCGGCGGCCCGGTCCGTCCTGAGCATGTCGCGCAGATACTCTGGCGATTATCGCCAGAATATTCAGAGATCAGAGATCAGAGATCAGAGATCAGAAAAGACAATCAGCTCTCTGGTCCGACCTCTGACCTCCGACCTCTGACATCTGAACAAACGCCTCGCCAAAAATTTATTGAAAGAATCGCGTCGTTACCATTCCGCCCCAGCGTGCGCGCCATCAGCCGTTACCTCGACCGGATGCTGATCGACCGGCCGGCCTCGAACGCGAAAGCAAACGGCGCAGGCGCCGATACCAGTTTCGCCGCTTCGGTGGTTCACGCCTTCGCGTCTCTATATGGCTGGAGCGATGAAACTATTTTGAACCTGCCGATGCCGGCGCTTTTTCAATATTTGCGCAAAATCCAACAGCATCACAATCCAGAAGCGATTAGCTTTTATCCGTTGCGCGATCGCGTTACCCAAAAAATCTTTCAGAAATATCAGGAGAGGAAGAAATCCGAAACCGCGGATCACGCGGATAACGCGGATAAGGAATAAACAGAAATGGGTAATATTGTTCGAAGAGTCAGCTTCGCCGCCGCTGATGCGAAGATTAAAGCGATCGGCAACGTACTCCGTCGCCCGTTGCGCGATGTGCTTGAGAGCAGCGCGCGCGTCGTGGCTACGCAATGTGCGCGCAGCGCCCAGCCATTCGGCACCGGCGCAGATGCGCTCCAGAAAGGGCGCTCTGCCGTCTTCAGAGACATTCGTCGCGTCTATGCCTTGCCCGACGATGCCTACGATGATATTTCGCTTCCCTTTGCTAAAAAAGTTTTCTGGGCGTCGTACAAATCCGGCGAGTTTGATGTATCGGAACGAATCCTGCGCGATTTCGGAAATCGCCTCCGATCGGTCCTGCTGCGCGAGTTCGATGGTGGAACGCTGCACAAAGCGGCGCGAAATGTGACTACCGGAAGAGTTCCAAAAAGTACTCGCCCGGCGATCGTCGTCACTAATCCAAAAGCGCTCTTCCGCTACATCGAGGAAAAACAAAAAAACGTCGGCTTCGGCAAAGGCGGCTTTGCCGATATTGCGCGGGCGCTCGGGAAAAGCCCGCGCGGGCTGCGCCAAGACGGCGATATCACTGCCAACTGGATCACGCGCCACACCGGGTTCGGTAAATTCCACGCTGGCGGCACCGATGAAAACCCGACCATCTTCATTCAAAACACCGTGCCATATGCCGATCACATCCTGACTGGAGGCGCTCTCTCCGAAGCCAAACGCATCGGCAAAGAGCGGATGCTGGAAAATCTGCAAACCGCAGTGAACGAGGAAACGAAAAAGCTGCGTAGCGCGGCGTAAAATAATTGGCTCGCCATTTGCAACGCTGCTTTGTTAGCGTTTCGTGGATGTGAAAGTCTTCTTTGCCGTCCTTGCTGCGGGCGCGATTCTTCTCTTGGTCGCGGTGATTTGGCTGCGACTTGATCGCTGGAACCAAGGGCTCGCGCTCGTATCCACCCAACTCTATCGCGACCTCCAATTGCCGATTGCGGCAGACGATTCGCCCGAAGCCAAGAGAGCGGTTCTCAATATTGCTCGCGCGCGCGGGAGCGAAATACAGCGCTCCACCGATGCTGTGGTCAAATATTTAGACCATAAACCATTCGGCCTGCCCTTGAACTCGGAGCAGCGTAACCTCCGCGCCGAGTGCGTTTCCATCCGTAGCGAAGGCCAGTAAACCGTCCAGCTTTGACTCCGCATGGGAGTCTGTGGGCGATGTTAGCGTAGAACTTGGGATCGATGCAAAGGAGCTTTATCAAGAGCTCCAAAACGTTACCGCCCGATTCGTTCAGTTCTCGCAAACAGTAGAGAAGGCGGGCAATGTGCCCAACTTCGGGCAACCGATCGTTGAAGGGCACGAAAATGTTCTGCGCAGCAGCCATCGCGTCGCCTCGCAGATAGAGAGCTTCAGCCGCACCCTCGTCGCCAGCAGCAATCCGATCCAGATTTTCGCAAGCGGTCTTAGCGCACTTGAGCGCTCATTTAACATACCTTTGGGCGCATTGGCTGCGATAGGCATTGGAGCGGAGCTCTTCACCGAAATCGCCAAAGGCGTCGCGGAATACAAAAAGCTCAACGCAGAGGTCGATAAACTGTCTGAGCCGCGGCCAAATGCGCAATTTCAGACCCTTAAAGATATCGAGACCCAGGCCAATGCCACTCAGAAAGTTCTTGAAAAACTAAGGGGGCAGCAAGGCGAAGAGGGAGTCGGGCATGGCGGCTTGATTCACGACTTAATCGCCACCGTCTCTCTCGGCAATGAGAAGGGGGCGACTGAAGGAATCGCAGGCCTTATCCACGAAGTGCGCGAAAAACGGCGCGGGCAGATTGCCGGACTTGAGGAGCAAGAGGCTATATCGCAGACCGGGCAGATTGAGAAAGAGCAAAAGAAAACAGAGATCGCGACCGCTCATCTCAATCAGGGCGAGTTCACTTCAGAGCGGATCAAAATCAATGCCGAGTTCGATGAAAAAATCGGTCACGCCGCGGAAACGACAGGGTCGCGAGGCGTCGTTGAACTCGATAAACAGCGCACCATTGCTCTGGCTGAAGTCGATAAAAAGGAACAGGAAGAAAAAGCCAAGGAAGAGGAGAAGAAACGCAAAGAAAGGGAGAAAGAAGAGAAAGAAAAGGAAAGGGAGCAAAGCAAACTGGAGACCTTGCGCGAGAGTGTTGCGAAGAAAGAGCACACGCAGCATCTCGACGAGCTGCCATACGAAGAACGGCATGCCGAACTGAAGGCCGATGCCGATAAGTTACTGGCTGGTTCAAACGATCAGAAAAAGGACGAGGAAGACCGTCTCGATCTGAAATCGAAATACTTGGATCTGGTTAAACAGATCGGAGAGGAGGAGGAGAAGCATTCCAAAGAATTAAAGCGCGACGCAGAAGCGCAGACTCGCGAACGTGAGAAAGCCGCACGCGAAGCAAAAAAAGATTTTCGGCACGACGACGCTGAGCGCAACCGCGGCAACGCGCAGCTGACCTTGCAAGATTTAGCCGAGCATGGCGATCTCATCGGCGGCCCCGGCGGCCAGGCTAGAGCAGCGCTACAGGAAGAAGCGGCGGCCCGACAATCTGCGCTGCATGGCGATGTCGAAGGCGCGACTGGACACCAAAGTCGAGCACAAGAGATCAAAGATTCGATTGGAGTCTTGAAAGACTCAGAGAAAAGCAGCGAATTCAAGAAAGCGCTGGAGGATGCCGCCGTCCTGATAGCGATCGAGAAGAACACCAAAGACATGGGGAAGAACAGATAATATGAACGTCCTTTACGATGGCGATTTCACGGTGGCGCAATTGGCCGGCCCACCCGAGTACGAGATCCCATTTAAAGCGGATCCCAAACCCTACGCCTACAAGCTCCCTTATTGGCAATTCCTGGCCAATTATACCGAGCTGGCGCTCGGCAGTGCCGGGCCATTAGGCGGCACTTATGTCGGCGGATCGGCCGGAAGTTTCAAAGCCATCGGCGCCGGCATTATCGAATTTACCCGCGAATACGCCCTCGTTCCCGATACGCGTAACGAATACGAAAGCTTCAATTATGCCTATCAATTCTGGCAATGTAGCGGCTCCTGCTCCATCGCAGAGGTTCCGAAAAGCGTTCATAGTCGGGTGCAATATGACTATTTTCGCACCGACACGCCCACACTCTCAATCGGGCTTCCGCGCATGCCGCGCGTGATTGATTTGTTCGGAGCCATCTACCAGCAAAATGGTTTCGGGTCGGAAGTCGTCGGGACGGAGATCCTGGCAGAAGATTCCACTTTCAAATTGTGGAAAGGGAACATTTACGAGCGGATCCAGCGCTTCGTTGTCGTGCAAAGCGCCGGGGAATCACTCAGCTAAACAATTACATATATGGCTCAGATCGAGGAACCGAAACAAGGCGAAAGCACCTTCGTTCTCTGGAAGACGGTGGTGGAATTGGTGAAGGCGGTAAACGCGCTGCAAAAAATCCAGCTCACGCCGAGAAGCCTCGGCAAAGTCACTTATGCTGATGGCAACGTTTCGATCGATTTTAATACCGAGAAATGCCAATAGCGCGTTGACTCGTTTAACTTGGCATGGCTCAAGCAGGTAGATTAAGCGGCGATTTCGCCATCGATGGAAACCTCAGCATCTCCGGAACCATCTCCGGTCAAAGCCGCGCCGGACTGACGGCCGACACCACTCAATCCTACGAGCTGCCCCTAACGGACTTCCGGGTTTGGGATGATTTCTCTATCGCCCTGCCCGATACCGCTTCCACTTCGGCGCTGATTGTTCCTTCCATCCGCTATGATGCCACCGTTGCCGACACTATCTTTTTTGTTTCCGACCGCGATTATCGCGTCGTCGGCATAACCGGACGCCCGGAAGTGGCCGGAACGGGCGGTGCTTGCACAGCCATCATCAAGAAAGCGGCTTCCGCGACCGCGATCGCCAGCGGCACAGCGCTCCATTCGAGCTCATTTAACTTGGTGGGCACCGCGGCCACGAACCAAGTTCTTACTCTTTCCACCACTCTCAGCGATCTGGCCATTGCCGCAGGCAATTGCATAGGGTTCGATCTCACCGGCACGCCTACCTCGGCGGTCGGTGCGGTCTCGGTCTTTCTGATCCCAATTTCGCCGGATGACCTCGCCATCTCTAGCGGCGCGTTCGCGACCGGCCTCCCCTATATTCATACCGGCAATCTAAAGAGCGCTGGTGCCACCACTCGTTATGCGCGCACCATGTTCACCTTGCCGCCTGAATATGTCCCCGCCGGCGCCTGCCAACTGCGCTTCGCCAGCGGCATGCTTACCACTGTCTCGGATACCAGCGCGACGATTGATTGCGAATGTTACAAAACCGCGCGCAACACTCTGAAAACCGGCAGCGATCTCGTTTCCACTAATGCTGGCAGCATCAATTCGCTCTCTTTTGTCGAAAAAACTTTTGATCTGACTGCCTCCGGATTGGTGGCAGGCGATGTGCTCGATATTCGAGTGACGATTGCAGTAAACGATTCGGGCACTGTCACTGTGGTAGAAGGCGCGATCGCGCACGCGGAAATGCTTTTAACCGTCAAAGGATAAGCGCCTGGTGGCGCCGTGAATCGTTAAAAACGTTAAATCGTTAAATCGAAAATCAGCCCGTTTTAACAATGTAACCCTTTTAACGTTTTAACCCTTCCCCCATGCCGATCGACCGCAAAGCTCTCGTTAGCTCCGAAGGCAAACTAAAGATCAGCGATGACGGGCGGCTGGCGGATAAAATTTGCTGCTGCGAATGTACGCCGAAGAACCTGCATGATTTTAACAATATTGCGATCGCGCTATCGATCAGCGGATCCAATACCGACTGCGTCGATGAAGAACTCGATCCACCGCGCGAAGCCTTATCTTTTAGCTTCTCGCAATCCCAAGGTTTCACCAGGGTCGATCGCGATTTCGACCTGAATGCCGATCCCGCCGATTGTAGCACCTTTCAGCTTTGGAATAATTGCTTCCAGGATCTTATCACAGGCTGTTCTGGTTTGGGCTTATTTGTCCTGCCGGATGGGACTCCGGAATTTTCCGGATGCTCCATCGATGATACGCCGTTCGGATCTGTCTTTAATACGATTGTTGGCGTCGGCCCGGAAGGCGTAAGCCTGTCGACCAATCTCAGCGCTGCCTGCGCCTTTCTTACATGCGTTACTAATGTATCGCCTGTGGACAGCGTCGCGGCGCCGGCTACCGCCGCTGCTTTGGCGGGAACGACCGTCACGATTTCAGGGACAATAACCTCCGGCGGGATAACCGTTGATTACACGCTCAACGTCACATATTCGGTGTGAGAATTTTTAAGCGCAGCGTTAATGGGATCGTGGTTGAGCATTTGATCGACGGGGTTACGCAGCCGATCTCGGATCTTGGAACGAAAGTCGAGCGCGTCGCGCAGCCGATAGCGCGCGCGATCGATACGATTGCCGGGACAAAGATTTCGAAATGCGCCGGCTGCAATCAGATGAAAGAACGGCTCAATACCGGAATGTCATTTGCCGAAGCATTTAAGCTGCGACTGGTCGGGAAATAGGCGAGGCTGACAGCGCCCGCTTGGGCGTGGGCAATTCGGTTCTAGTTGTTCTTTCCGTTGGCGGGATGTTCTCCCCCGTTCTCTTCGGTTATACCCTCTGGAAGATGAGCCAGGTCTTCGTATCGCGGCTTGAATTTGGCGAATATAAAAAAATGGCAGACGAACGCCGGGGCGAAATCAATACTCAGCTTTCCACGATTCAGTTAAACGTGATCGAGCTATTGCGCCGAAGCGCCGCGATGGAAGCAATTCTGCAAGAGCGTTACCCGCGGGCGTCTTGACAACACGCGCGCCAGCGTGCGCGCACGTCTGATTTTTTCTCTCCCTGTCCTCGCTCTCCTTTGCTCCTGCGCCGGACCGCGTATCGCGCCGCATTACTCCGCGCCCAGCGTCGCGCCGATCCGAAGTAAGATTGCGGATGCGCGCGCTTCTCTTGTTCGCGCCGCCGAGCACGCTGGCAAAACGAGATTGGCTATTCTCGCGCTAAAAGATTTCGGCCCGCGGCTGCCGACGGAAGCGGAGATATCTTTTTCTCAATCACTTTCCCAAGCGCTCAAGGAAAACGATGCGCTCACCCAAGAGCTCGAGATCACGCAAACCGCGCTCGCCGCCAGCGATAAAAACGCGCAATCGCTCCAAACCCGGGTCGAAACGCTGGCAAAAAACGCGAACACCGAGGCAACCGAGCGAAGCAAAGCGCAAGCGCACGACGCCGCGACCTCGCGCCGGTATCACACCGTAAAATTATATTTCTGCAGCGCTGCGGCCGCGCTCGCGCTTCTCCTCGCGTTTCAATTTCGCTGGCTCCTCGCATTGCTCGGTCCGTGGGGAACAATCGCCGGCCTGGCAGGTCTGCCAGCACTCACATTCGGCACCCTGTGGCTCTGGCTATGAGGAAGTCGGCCGTCCCGGCTGACCCAGCGGTCGCGAACGCGACCGAACAGGCGGGACGCCTGTCTTCCACCTTTGCGGCTTTGCGCCTTTGCGTGAAAAATTTGATCCGCTGGATTTCTCGAATGTTGAGCGAGGCCGATGGCACGCCTTCGACCAAGCGCGTTTGTTTTTTTAGCACGACGCTCGCCTGCATCATTTTCGCGAGCGGCCTTTTTCTTTCCAAGAATGCGCCACTCGCGATCGATCTCTCGAAATGGCTCCTCACCACCGCCGGCGCCGCCTATGGCATCACCCGATGGGCTGAGTATGGCAAAGGCGATGGTCCGCCGCCCGCATGAGCTTCCTTCAAGGCGTTCTAGAGCTGCTCGCGAAATTATTCGGCAAATCGAAAGCTGAATCTCAATCGGATAATGCCAGTCCGGCATCGGACCATCATCATGTGTTGGCTTCTTCATTCGCTGACCCGGCGGACGTGGCGGCATTCCGCCGCTGCAAAGCGCGCGGCGGCACCGACCAGGAATGTTTCAAAACAGGTGACAATGGGATCGGCCTTTGGGGCGACGATACAACCGGGCAGATCCCAATGTGCGCGCTTCCACCCGAGGATATGATCGAGCGTTGGGGCGCGATCGACGCCGCACGCCGCAAAAAAGTTTATGTCAGCGCGAATGCTCGCGATGTGGTCTGCCTGGTCACGGATCGGATGCCGCACCGAGCAAATATAAAAAATGGCGCCGGGATCGATCTCAATTATGCAGCCTGCTCCGCTCTCGGTTTAACGCCGCCGGTGATGGTGCGCGCGATTTGGAATTGGCTTTCTTGACAATGGGCGCGCCAGTGTGCGCCGCGTTAATCTTTATTACTGGAAACAACGCGCAAATTTCGGCGATCAACTCTCCGCGCTTCTCCTTAAAAAATTTACTGGGCTGCCTTCACGCTGGACGACACCTGGGGGAGCCGAGCTCGTTTTAGTCGGCTCGATTCTCGAGCATCTGCCCCCGGATTTTAGTGGGGCTATCGCCGGCGCTGGCAAATTGCATGAGGAATCTTTTTTAAGATTTCCGAATGCGAAAATATTTTCGGTGCGGGGCCGGCTCACGGCCGAGGCGTTGGGACTTGGGCGCGACATTACCATCGGCGACCCGGCGCTCCTGGCCAATGAACTTATTCCCCTCGGCGACAAGAAATACGACTTAGGTCTTATACCGCACTGGTCGGACAAGAGCTTGGAACTCAATCCCGCCTTTACCAAATATCTTCCCCAAATTATCCAGGTCAGCGATGATCCGCTTTCGGTAATTGCCCAGATCGGGGCGTGCAAGAAAATCGTCTCTTCATCACTCCACGGAATTATCCTGGCGGACGCTTTTGGAATTCCCCGCCGGATTGAACTCGCGCCCAGCATGATCGCCCGGCCCACCCAAGAGGGCGGGCTCTTCAAATGGCGTGATTACGCTTCCTCGATTGGCCTGCCGTTTAAAATTGGCGTGACCCAGCAGGTGGATCGGAACCTGATTGCCGACAAGCAATCGGAAATCTTCGACGTCTTCGAGGCGCTAAGAAAATTTTTCTCGTGAAGCCGCGCCCAAAAATTAGCCTTTTGATTCCCTTTTCTTCCAAGAATCGGGTACGCAAAAAGAGTTTTAACTGGCTGCTTAAATATTGGGAATGCGAGCTGCCTGAAGCGGAAATTGTTGTCGGCCATTCCAACGGCAAGGTTTTTTGCAAAGGCCGTGCGCTCAACAAAGCTGCGGCCAAAGCGCGCGGCCAGGTGCTCGTTATTCTGGACGCCGACGCCTATCTGGAAGGGCGCGTGATCAAGTATTGCGCTGACCGGATCCTGGAAGAGCTGGAGAACCATCTCTGGTACGTGCCTTATCGCCATTTGTATCGGCTGACCAAGAAAGTTTCCAAGGAAATTTTGCGGTCGGATCCCTGTGATCCCTTGCGCCTACCATCCCCCCCGCCGCCTAGGGTGATCGACTGCAAGCACAAAGACCACAGCGGGTATGGCCACAGGTTCGGCGCCATGATCACGATCATCCCGCGGCGCGCGCTTGATGTCTTGGGCGGCTTTGATGAGCGCTTCAAAGGCTGGGGCGGCGAGGACATCGCGCTCCTGCGAGCGCTTGATACTTTATATGGGCGGCACAAAACCACCGTGGGCGATGTCCTCCATCTTTGGCACCCATTTATCGGGGAGACCTATCAGACGCGGCGGTGGAAAGGCCAGGGCTACGGCAGGAATAATCGGCTCGCGGTTGAATATCACATGGCGACCGGCCACCCCACGAAAATGCGGGAGCTGGTAGCCAAAGGCCACCGCAAAGCCAAGCGGAAGATCGATCCGCGCAACCCGCTGATCATCATCTAAAGTGAAGGTGCTGCTCATTCTTTTGATTGTGGCAGCATTTCAATATTTCGGCGTCTCGATTTTTCCGGTCTGCCGCCCGCCGGTTCCGGAAAAGCCGCTGGATCCGCCCCATTGGATTTACGAGCCAGCCAAATGATCGCGTTTTGCCTGCGCCACTTTTTCGACACCATCGCTATTGCCAGGATCGACAACCAACTCCGCGCCGAGCTCGCCCGCCGCGCCGAATATGCCATGCGCTATCAAATCCATTCCCCCGGACAATGGTCTTGGCGCCCGA